TTAAAATTTTTTCATTACTCCAAAATTAGGTTCAAAGAACACTATATAATTATCTATTTCAAATAGAACTCCATATTTCTCTTTATAATGCTGTATAGATGATTCTAAAAAATCCTCCGTAACCTCTAAATACTCAGCCATTTCATAACGATTTTTAGTACCGGCATTGAAAGCATTAATAATGTCAATAATACCAACTAATTTTTCATATCCCCAATTTCTTGCTCTTTTTTCTTGTTTTAAATTAGATATATTAGAATTGTCTAGTATATTACCACTTGAGGTATAATGATGACCTAGTTCTTCTGCAAGAATGCATCGTTTTTCTTTTAATGTCTCTATGTTTTTATCCAATGCTATTACATTATCTCCATACAACCCTTTGCATTTACCTTTAAATTTCATTTCAACAACTTCTACCCCCTGGCTTTCAGCTTCATATAAAAGTTTATTATACGTCATATGAATCCCCCATTTTGTCTATTTTTTCTTTTTGGATATTATAAATTTTATGAAATTCTCTATATCTTCTACATCCTCATCTGTAAATTCTTCCCCTTCAAAATGTGCAGCCAAAGTTTTAATTTTATTTTCTTGTTTTTCAGGTTGATTAACTTCTTCAATCCCATATTCCTCAGTAGCTTCTTTTACCATGTTGTATACCTTTTTTACAGAATCAAGTGTCATATCCAATTTTTCTTCTGTGTTAAGCAAAAAGTCGGTTGAAACACTAAAAAATTCTGCTATTTTAATTAATACTTCATAACTGGGCTTTCGGGCATTAGTTTCATACATTCCTACCATAGAAGTAGTAACTCCTATGTTTTTCCCTAATTCTTCTTGTGTTATATTTTTACTCTTTCTTAATTTTTTTATTTTATCTCCTAACAAAGTAATCACCTCAAATATATTATTAACACTATTAGTATTATAACCTGTAGTTGTAATAATATCAATACAACTAATAGTGATAATTGAAGCTATAAGAAGCAATAGAAAGGAAATAGCACTTAATTTCTCACTAATGGTTATAATTGCATTTGATTCCTATAACTGTTAGTTGTAATATATACATAAAGCAAATTGAAACGAGGTGATAGATTTGGCAAACCACATTACAACTTTGCGAAAGAAAGCAGGATTTGATACAGCCAAAGAAGCTGCAAAGGCTTTAAATATAAGTAATGGTATGATGTATCAGATGGAAGGTGGATATAAGACCCCAGGTTCACAGTTAGCAATTAAAATGTCCAAGCAGTTTAATTGTACATTAGAAGATATTTTTTTACCTTTTAATACAACTAAGAGTTGTATTAGATCATAAAAAGATGAAAGGTTGAGATTAAAATGGACAAACTTTTAACTAAAAAGGAGCTAGCTGAAAGATGGCAGGTTGCAGAAAAAACGATTGACAACTGGAGGGAAAATGGCGTTTTAACACCGTGCAGTGGTATACCAGCTATAAGATTTAGCTTACAACATATAGCAGAACTAGAAGGAACTAAAGTGGAAAAATTTTCTCCAATAGAAAGAAGAAGGCTTGAAATAGAAAATGAAAAGTTAAAGCAAGAAAATGAAAAGTTAAAAGGAATATTAGCAAATGTTTTATCTGAAGTATCTAAGATTATTAATTCATAGGGGGTAACAAGATGAAAAAGATAAATTTAACTATAGAAAATGGACAACCTGTAACAACAGAAATAAAACCAGTAGAAATAGGAGGAAAAAGAGTTTTAACAACGGAGCAACTAGCAGAGATATATCAAACAGATATAAATAACATACAAGTTAATTTCAAAAATCATAAAGGTAAATTTACAGAAGGAAAACATTTTTACCTTTTACAAGGTGAGAAATTAAAAGAATTTAAGAACCATCTTAATAATATTCAGTTGGTTGGAAAAAGGGCTTCAAGTTTATACCTATGGACAGAAAGAGGAGCCAATAGACATTGCAAAATCCTTGATACTGACAAGGCATGGGAACAATTCGACAACTTAGAGGAAACATATTTTAGAGTTAAAGAAATAAACCCATATAAAGGATTATCCAAAGAGGTACAAGCTATATTTGCAATAGATAAGAAAACACAAGAAATAGAAAAGAAATTAACAGGAATTACAGACAAATTTGAAGAGTTGCCTTTATTTACTGTAGATAGTAAAGAACTAAGTAAAGTGGCTAATAGGGTAGTAGTAAAGTTTTTAGGTGGTAAGGGAACCCCAGCATATAAAGAGTTAAAGAGAAAAGTATATTCAGATTTATACAGACAACTTTGGAGGGAATTTGATGTAACAAGTTGTGCGGCAATAAAAAGAAAAGATTTAGAAGAAGCTAAGAAAATTATAAGTGAATATAAGTTACCAAGAGCATTAGCAAATGAAATTCAAACATTAAATAATCAAGTTAGTTTTTAGGAGGGTGGTAACAGTGAAATGCCCAAAGTGTAATAAGGAAACCAATGGTATTAATTTTTGTATGCAATGTGGAGCTAAATTAAATAAAACATGTAAAGAGTGCTGGATGAAGAATAGGCAGCCATATAACTGTGGCTTTGAAAAATGTCCAGGCTATAAGCTACCTATTATTGAAAAATTAAAGTCCTAAAGATTTTTTTATAGTTTCAGAAGTTACATCTACAAATATATCTCTTATACCTTCAGCAGTATATGTAGCAGCTTTACCTAAGAATTTCTTAAATCTAACTACAGCAACTTTAGTCTTAGGTGTAGGAGATTCAACTAGTAAATCTGGAAGAGATTCAGAAAATTGTTGTTTTTCAATTTGACTTAAATTTTCGTCCTCATTTATTAATAATCTAGCTGATTCTAGTGCAGATTTAGTCCAAGGATATGGTTGACCACAATTATAACAATAAGCTGGTGTAGTATGCATTGTTGAACCAAGATAACATACAGTATCAGATTCATAATCACCACGAATATTAGCACTACAATTTGGACAAGATATTATAGTTTTAGAACCACATTTAGTGCAAAATTTTTCACGAAACTGAGGAGTTGTATCATAGCTATCAGTTACAATATGACCGTTTAAACATATTTGAGCAATGCGATAAGAACCCATTAAAACACCCCCTTCCAACAAAATTTTACCACAAAGGGGACAAACAGTAAAAGGAGGATTACAAATGAATAAAAAAATAAGAACAACAGATTTAAATTTAAATGTTTCTACAGGAACAATGCTTTATGTGGATATAGATATTTTTAGGTTCTCATACGATCAAGAAATATTTAATTTAACTATTAAAATACTCGATGGAGAGAATTATGAATTTTTCGAAGAAGTTGATTTACCAGAAGATGAGGTCATTGTAGATCATAATGATTTGAAAATATTTGCCCTAAATTGGATATTTAAAAATGTTGAGGTAGTAAAGGAGATTTAAAATGCTAAGAAAGTTATTAAAAGAAAGGGGAATCAATTTAACAAAAGAAGAGTTCGCAATTATATGCGAAATAACAACAGATGATATTAAATTCAACAGGCTTAGCTTTAAAAAGTGTACAGGCTTGAATTATGTATTATATATTGCAATAAGAAGTGCAAGTATTTTTAAAAGATGTGCATAGAAAGAAGGTGTAAAAGATGAATGAAAATTGGTGCACATTAGCAATAGCAGTTCTTTACGAAAGACCTTGTACGATAGAGCAGGCATTTGAATTATATAACAAAGGTAAGTTTGCTAAAAATAGAAAAAAGTCTAAAGAAGATTTAGAAGATATGGTTAAATTAAGAGAATTTTTATCACTTGAAGAAATAGCAGAAATATATGGCAGTAGTGAGAGCTCTGTATGCCAAATAATAAATAAATTTAAAAAGAAAAAAATAGCTCCCTGCCAGGAGCACAATAATTAAATAAAAAATCGTTAAGTACAGTTTATAAGAAATTGAAGTATTTGTAAAGTTTAAAAGACATAATAGAATTTCTACAAAGTTAGGAGGGTCAAACCTTGAGTGACAATAAAAAATATTATTATCTAAGAATTAAAGAAAATTTTTATGATACAGAGGATATAAAGATTTTACAAAGCATGGATAATGGGTATTTATACTCAGATGTATTAATGAAACTATATTTAAAATCACTTAAAAATGAAGGAAGGTTAATGTTTAAGGAACATATTCCATACAACCCTAAGATGGTTGCTACAGTAACAGGGCATAACATTGCGATAGTAGAAAAGGCTATAAAAGTATTTATAGAGTTAGGATTAATAGAAATATTGGACAATGGAGCTATTTATATGTTAGATATACAAAACTTTATAGGTAAGAGCAGTTCAGAGGGAGATAGAAAAAGAGCATATAGAAAGAAAATAGAAATGGAAAAACAAAATTTATTACCAAAAGGACAAATGTCCGACGAACGTCCACCAGAGATAGAGTTAGAGAAAGAGATAGATATAGAGTTAGAGATAGAGAAAGATATAGATAAAGATAATATAAGAATAAATTGGAAAAATATTTTAACAGCTTGGAATAACTTACCTAAACCTATAAAGCCTATAAGAAGCGTAACCAAACAAAGAAAAGATAAAATAAAAGCTAGAATTAATAGCTTAAAGTTAAAGGAAGAAGATGTTTTAAAAGCTATAGGAAATATAAGAAACAGTAGATTTTGTCAAGGTCAAAATGATAGGAATTGGATTATAGAGTTTGATTGGTTATTCCAAGATGATACAAGATTTACAAAAGTATTTGAAAATAAATATGTAGATAAGGAGGGCAAGAATGGATATACAGAAAATAATACAGGAAATAAGGAACAATACGACTTCTCAAGCTATTAATTATAATTGCCCTATTTGTAGAGATACAACCTGGATAGAAAATGAAGAAGGCTTTAAAAGATGCAAGTGTTATGAAAAAGAAAGATTAAACAGAATGTGGAAATCCTTTGGAGTTAATCCCGAAGATGTAAAAAATATAAGTGAATACAGAGTATACGATAAAAAAACAAAATTAGCAAAGGAAAAAGCTGAAATATATATAAAAAACTTTTCTCAAATTCAGAATACACAAGAGAATAGTTTTGGATTATTTGGACAACCAGGGGCAGGGAAAAGTCATATTGTAATAGCTATAGGTGCAGCATTATTAAATAATGGAGTACAAACTGTATATATGCCTTATCTTGAATCTACAAGAGAGCTTAAAGCAAATGTCAATGATGATGAATACTATCTAAGACTTTCAGATAGATACAAAAAAGCGGAGTTACTTATTATTGATGATTTATTCAAAGATAAGATAAGAAATGGAAAGTTAATACAAGGCACATGTATAACAGAAGCTGATATGAAACATGTGTATCCAATTCTTAATTATAGATATTTTAATAAATTACCTATACTTTTCAGTAGTGAATGTACACCAGAAATATTAGTAGAACTTGATGGAGCACTAGCAGGCAGAATTATAGAAATATGTGAACCATATATGACCATTTTTAGAGATAAACGCTACAACTACAGAATGAGAAAATTTATTTAGGAGGATAAATAATTATGCTAAATAAAGAGCAAATAAAACAATGCAAATGGATAATTGAATGCAACGGAATAAAATTACAAAAATTTGTAGCAGTAGAAGAGTTAGCAGAGTTACAACAGGCTATTAGTAAATATCAAAGAGAACCAACTATATTCAATATAGATAGCATAGCTAAAGAAATGGCAGATGTTTATATAATTCTAGAAGAATTAAAGCTTATATATTCTATCTGTAATGCAGAAATAGAAACAGAGATAGCATACAAGATAAAAAGAGAATTAAAAAGAATAGAGGATAAAAATTCTAGTGATACTAAGGGGGAATAAAAATGAATAAAACAAAAATAAAAAGTATTATAATTTCAATAGCTTTAGTAAGTTCGTTATTTATTGTTTCTGGTTGTAATCTGTTGGACAATGAATATAAACAATTGCAAGAACATTTTAAAGGTAGGAATGCAATAATAACAACATACGATAAAGAAAGTAAGCCATTAGATAGGATAGAGGGTAAAAGTATAAGTATATCTTTAGATGATAAATTTAAAGAGCAGGATGAAAAGGGAGAAACAATAAAAAAATCAAGTGTATTAAATATAACAGTTGGTAATAATCAAATAATTCATGTTGGAAGTAGTTTGATTCTCCAAGAAGATGGACTACAAGATTTAATGCAAGATACATTAAAATCTATAGAAATTATTAATCAAGACAAGGCACGTCCATTTTTAAGAAATATTGTAGACAGTTATAAGAATATTACATCAGGGAAAAAAAGAGCGATTTTAATAAGATCTCAAGATGGGAAACCGTTAGCAACATTTGTTGGAGATAATGTAAGTTATTTTGCTACAGACATTCCTAAAAGTACAGGGATATTAATTGATGGTAAGTATTTATTAATATATAGATGTGATTATACAATTTATGATATGGATTTAATTAAATAGAAAAAACAAAGAATAGTACACAATTTGAAATTAAGGCGAATTTGTGAAAGGGTGGTAAAAATGAAATTTCATATGATTCATTTGAAATATGAAGAAAGTAAAAAAGCAGAATTTGACGGTATCAGAAGTTATGATGTTATTGGAGCAAATGGGGCTACTTATTGTAAAAATGTAGGAAGTGCTGAAGCTGAATTCATATGTAGATCAGTGAATAACGCGGAAGAAAGAATGGAGAAAGCTTTTGCTATAGCTAATAATGCTATTTATTTCAATGATAGAAGTGATTATTTACAAGCATTATATGAGACTTGTAAAGCACTTAATCCTAATTGGGAAGATGGATTAATAGGAAATGAATATATTGAAGAATAAATCAGAATACAAAAGTATATCCAGGAATGAAATAATTTTGAGGGAGTGATTCTGTGTTAGAACAAAAATATATACCTTATTTAATTGAATTAGTAAAACAAGATAAAAAAGAGATTATATCAGCTTATATAAACAATGATAAAATACCACAGAGTAAAATGGCGGAAAGAGTTAGAGAGAAAATAATAAATGATTTAAAAGAATTATATTTTAAATAATATTGGAAGTGATTAAATGATTGATTTAAAAGTTAAATTGACATTATCAAACTATTTTAATATGTCAGATAAATTTAATAAATTATCAAAAGAATTTTTAGAACGCCAAAAAATCATTGATGAAATTAAAGAATATATAATTAGAGAAGAATTTCAAGGAAATACTGAAATGGATCTAGCTAATAATATAGAGTTAATTGAGAGAGAAGTGAACGGAGAATGTTATTTAGAAAGTTTGAAGAAATGTGGAGAAAGAGAAATACTAAATTTTTTAAAAAATATGGGATAAAGTATCAACACAGCATGACTTTAAAACAAGTATTAAATGAAATAAAGAGGTTAGAAAAATGAAAATAGGAGAATTAGGAATGCATTGTGGAGAATGTATTTTAATAGAACATTGTGGAGAGCCATGGTCAGATATTGCAATATGTTGTGAAGAAAGGTTTAAGGATGTAGATAAAACTAAATTTTTAAAGCTAATAGAAACATCTCAAAGAAAGAGTAAAAAAGCAAGAATTAACGATGTTCATAAAAGATTGCTTCAAGGAGAATAGACACAATACAAAGAAATTGTATTTTAGAAAGAGGGTAAAAGGTTGGATAAAAAAATAAAGTGTGATTTGTGTGATAAGACAATATTTTATAATAGCAGTATTCCAATGATAAACAAAATAAACAAAAATACCATGGATATTTGTAAAGAATGTTTTGATGAATTTTTTAATAAGTCAGGTTCAAATAAATAACATGAAATAAATGTGACGTAAATAAAAGTTAATTATTAAAAAATAAAATGGAGTAATTCTAGATAAAAAGCACGGCCGTGCCTCCTGACGAGGAGGAACAAGAACAATGGAAAATAATAAAAAAATTAAAACAGAATTATATAATGATAATTTTCAAAACTATAAAAGATACAATATTCCAAAAGCACAATTAGTAATAGCAGATATTCCATACAACATAGGAAAGAATGCATATGGAAGCAATCCAGAATGGTATATAGGAGGAAATAACAAGAATGGAGAAAGTAAGAAAGCTGGAAAGACATTCTTTAATACAGATGAGAATTTTAACATAGCTGAATACTTTCATTTTTGTAACAGATTATTAATAAAAGAGCCAAAAGAAAAAGGAAAATCACCTGCTATGATTGTATTTTGTTCTTTTGAACAAATTCCTACAGTTATTGAATATGGTAAAAAGCATGGGTTTAAAAACAGTTATCCATTATTCTTTATTAAAAATTATTCAGCACAGGTGTTAAAGGCAAATATGAAAATAGTTGGAGCTACAGAACATGCAGTCGTATTATATAGAGATAAATTGCCTAAGTTCAACAATGGCAAAAAAGAAACAGGAAAAGGAAAAATGATTTTCAATTGGTTCGAGTGGAAACGTGATAGTAAAAAAGAATATCCAAAAGTTCATCCTACACAAAAACCAATAGCTTTATTAAAGCAACTTATAGAAATTTTTACTGATGAAGGGGATGTTGTAATAGACCCTGTGGCAGGGAGCGGAAGCACATTAAGGGCTTGTATGGAACTAAATAGAAGTAGTTACGGATTTGAAGTATCTAAAGAATTTTATAAAAAAGCTCAAGAACAAATGCTAATAAAAAATAAAACTGGATGTGAACAGTTATCTATAGTTTAAATTGCAATATGACACAATTCAAATATTTAGTTCCAGGATTTGAAATTAATGTGAAGGAGTGAGAAGGGTGCAAGTCGGAGATATAGTTTATTTTAAAAGTAAAGATGAAGAAAAAATTACACCAGGAACAATAATTAAAGCTAATGAATTAGAGATAACTGTTCAATATATAGATTTTAAAGAACCTCATATTATTGAAGAAATAGTAAATAAGCCTTTGAAATATAAAGAGAAAACATATGTAAATAGGCAGAAAGATATTAGCATATTGGATATAAAAAATAATTTAATAGAATTGTTTTTAGTACATTCTATTAGCCCAATAAATTAGGACGTAATTCAAAAAAATTGTATTTTAGAAAGAGGATAAAAAGTTGGATAAAAAAATAAAGTGTGATTTGTGTGATAAGACAATATCTTATAATAGCAGTATTCCAATGATAAACAAAATAAACAAAAATACCATGGATATTTGCAAGGAATGTTTCAATGAATTTTTTAATAAGTCAGGTTCAAATAAATAACATGATTATCTATGACGAAGTAAGGAGTTATTATATGAATAACTATCAAAAGTATATTGTTAGGTTAGCAAAGTTAGAAATGAAAATAAATAATATAAGTTTTTATAAGGCTAAGAAAAAAGCTATGAGTGTACGTAAAAGTATAGGGGATATGCTTATTAATAAATATGGATTTAAAATAAATTAATTCGTAATTCAAATAGCAGCCGCAGGAGCTGAAATTAATGTGAAGGAGTGAAATTATGGATACTGAAATGACTAAATGCCTTACAAGTTTATTTGATGCATTAAACGCAAAATCGGAAGAGGAAACAATAAATATATTTGGAGAAGCGATTAATCATGCAAAAGAAAGTAAGGTTAAAATAAACAATCCTGAATATTTTGATTGCTTTATCAATTATAGATTGAAAAAAGGTATGAAACTATTAGCAAGTACATTGCATGAACCATCTATTTGTAAAGATAAAAATAAACCTAATTTTATTTATGTAAATTATAGTTTCTTAGAAAATCATATAAGAAATTTATGTGAATTAAGAGAAGGTTCGGCATGTTGTGCAGATAAATCAAGATATATTTTAAAAATGTATTTAAAATATTCTATTGATGGTGAAGTTCCAGGGTTTAATCCAAATGTTGAAGAATATTGGATGCCTAATTTTGGTGATAATGAAATGTGGATTAGATATTGTGATAGCCTTTGTAGATTGTATTATGGCTATACAGAAGAATATTTTAAGGACTATAACTCTTTAATTCAATGTGAAATAAGAAAATTTAAACATACACTCCATAAATGGTATATGGAATTCAATGATGGAGAAATAGTTGAATTTGATCATAGTTGGGATGATAGAAATGAAAATCCATTAGAAGGTTATGCTGATAAAGGTGATTTTTACACTATGCATAAGCAAAAAGTCAGAGGTAAAAATTTTGATATTTATGAGCCAGAAGATGAAGAAGAAAAAATGTTATTTAGAAAACATTATGTGAAAATACCTAAATCAGAAGTAAAACAAATATATAAAAAGTCAGAAGAAAGAATGGTTTAGTTGGCAATTCAAAGAATTTGTGAAGGAGTGAATGAAGATGATGAAAGCAACCCCAAAATTTGATAAAGAATTTAAGAAATGGGTAATTGATATTGAAACAGAAGATGGAGAAGTAATTCCAGTAGGGCATACAATAGAAGAGTCTATCGGGTTATTTGAAATATCTAAATGGGATACTAAAGAACAGGCAGAAAAATGGATTAAAGCAAGACCAGAAAAATTTTATATTTAAAGGAGAATAGCAAATGGTAGATGTAAAAGCTTTAAAAATGTGGAGTATAAGTATATCAATGTTAGGTGGAAAATCACCAAAAATAAAATATTTATGTGGAAAGTGTGGATCATATAATACGACTAGAATATCACTAGATGCGGTAAATGCAGGAAATCCTTATATAGTATGTGCATATTGTGGGGGAATCAATAATACTAAACTAACGTTAAGATAGTTGATAATTTAAAAGGAGTGAAATATATGGAATATATAAAAGAAGTCAATATAAATGAGGCGGTCGTCCATATACTAGACAATAACAGTGAGGAACCAGTATTAAATGAATATAAATTAAGATTGGATGATGAATGTTATAAATATATATTAAAACATATAGATAAATGCCTAAAAGATGAATGTCTAAGGTATGCAAAATTCAATGAAGAGAAAAATGTAGTAAAAGAAGCTTCACAAGAATATTTAAATGGCCAGAATGATTTATTAGATGTTTCTAAGGAACTGGCTAAACAACTTTTTATATTGATGAAAGGCAATGATAATATATCTTCTTGTGATTTAATGATAGTTTCTATATCAACAGAATATGGCCCAATGTTAGCCATATTAAAAATGGATTATGTTAAAAATTATATTCATGTAGTGGATATGGTAGAGGATAAAGTAGGTATAGATATAGTGCCAGAGTTTACAGGATTACCTGCCAGTGCTCAAAAGATAGAAAAGTGTGCATTTATAAAGCCTATAAGAGAAGATCAAGAATTTAATTTGATGGTTATAGATAAGCAGAAAAAAAATAAAACTAGCGAGGAATATGGATCAAATTATTTTATAAATAAATATCTAGGGTGCAGCATAATAGAAAATGAAAGGGATTCTACAAAAGCATTTGTACAAGCTACGGAAAAGTGGTCTAAAATCAATTTGAATGAAGATGCAGCAACATCAGAAAAAATAATAAGAACAGTAGGAAAACTATTAAAAGAAAAAGATACTATAGACATAGAAGAAGTTTCTAATGATATATTTGGCGAAAATTCAGATACTAAATTAAATTACGAAGGATTTATCGCAGAACAGGGTATAAAAGAAAAAATAGATGTAGACAAAGAATGGGTAGATAAGAAATTTAAAAGAATAAGATTAAAGATAGATAGAGACATAGATTTGTATATAGATAAAGAATCCTATCATGATGATTCAAGGTTTGAGGTAAAAAGAGTAGGGGATGGATCAGTAAATATAGTAATTAAAAATGTTTATAATTATATGCAAAAGATAAGTGGAAAATAATAATATAAATTAAAACTAAATAGGTGTAAGGATTAAAATGTATATTCTTGCACCTTAACTGTATTAGTATATTAGAACTGTATAACATTAAGAAGGGGTGTTATAAGTGGCTAAAAAACAAGAAAATGTCTTGATTGATGGACAGGTAAGTATTTGGGAAATAAATAAGACAATTAAGAAAGGTAATGATAAACCAGTTATAAAATTAGAAAATAAAGAAATAAAAATAGACAATATGGATCAAACAAAAATAATAGCAAAATATAAAACATATGAGAATCTAAATAGAATAATAGGATATGTTGGTGGAGCTTTAGGGATAGAAGTTAAATATAAAGATAGATTTGAAACAATTTATGTTAATAAGAATGGGTTAGAAGAATTTGTAATTAAGAAGAAATCAAGTGTTCTGCCTTGGGATAAGATTATTTATTTCAGAGAAGATTTAGAAATAAATAACATACAGAAAGAAAAAATAAAGAAAATAAAAGGACAGGCACTAAAAAGACCAGGAGACGAAAATATAATTTTTAATCAAGGCAATAAAGTAATAAGTGTCATAGAAAATGGTTGGATATTGGAATATGAAAACATAAAGATAGCAGATCTAGAAAAGTATAAAAAATTAAATGCAAATCAAGATTCAAGAAAAAAATTAGAATTAGGTAATATAGTCGAAACAGAATATAAAAATGAAATTATACAAGGCGAAGTAGTTCATATTTATAACAACGGACACACTTGTAACATAATTGAGAGAAATAGATATATACCTATTCCAGTATGCGGGATTAAAAGAGTAGTAGTTTAGATTATATAAATCGCAAAGAATAAAAAAATAAATTAAAAGGGAGAATTACTATGGTTAAAATGAGGGGAAAAGTAAAAGTAATTATATTACCGTATAAAGATTTTAAGCATAGAATTAGACTTACTAAGTATTATGAAAAAGATTATAGTATAGAAAACATGAATGGGTATTTATATATGGTTAGGAGGGTATGAGGTTGATAGAAGTTATATTCGGTAGTGTGGCAATAGTTAGCTTAACGGTATTAATGGCAATTATAAAGGTTAATAAGAATAAGTGTAATATGTGTCATTACAATTGTGATAACTGTGGAGAAAAAGATGTATGCGGCATAAAGAAAGGGGCAAAAAAACTATGATTAATAAAAAAATTTATGAGAAATATAAAAAGAATGTAGAGAATGATTTAAGAAATTATCCATATTGGTTGTTGAGCATAGAAACGCCAGGATTAGGAGCACCTAATAGATGGGGACAAGTAAGCCAAAGTGGATATTTTAAAACAAGTACTGTTGAAGAAGATATGATAAAAGATATGGAAAGAAGATGGAAAGTTGATATTATAACTAAAGTATTAAAACACTTAGATCCTACGAGTAAAACAATAATTGAAGAATGGTATTTTAGAGATAATAATTCCAGAGAAGAATTGTTACAAGAATTAAACATAGATAAAAATAAGTTTTACTATTATAGGAATAGGGCATTAAAAAAATTTATGGTAGCAATAGGATATTTAAAATAATAAAAAAAGTTAGACAAATTACAGACAAATTACAGACAATTTTAATGCAATAGCAAGAAACATAATATATTATATGATATAAGGGTTAAAAGCCCATGCAGGGGTTTTATCGTACAATTAAGGCAACTGCGAAAATAAAAAAATAAACATATTGTGTATGTACTAAAAGCACTTAAGGAATAAAGCCTTGAGTGCTCTTTAATTTATGAAAGGAGTGAGGATATGCTAGGTATGTATACAGGCTTTTTATGTTATAGTTGTAGAAATGAATTTATATTGCTATCAGAAGAATTAGAAAGAACAAAAGGATATTTAGCGTGTCCTTACTGTACAAGTAGAAACGTAAAAAAACAAAAAGTAACAGATAACTTAAAGGAATGTATGGGACATAGCAGTTATAAAAAAATAAAGGGAAAAATAAGGCAGGTGACAAGATGAAATGAATTTTGTCGAGCCTATAAGAGATACTCAAAAGGTAAGAGATATCCAGGAATATCTTAAAAGAACAAATGAAAGAAATTACATTCTCTTTATTACAGGGGTTTATACAGGATTAAGAATATCAGATATATTAAAACTTAAAGTTCAAGATGTTAAAGGTAAAAGGTTTATATACTTAAGGGAGAAAAAAACATCTAAGCAAAACATAATAGAGATTAATAAGCTTTTAGAAAAAGAATATAAGTGGTATTGCTCAGATAAAGAATTAGATGAATACTTAATCAAGAGTAGAGAGGGTGTGAATAAGGCTTTATCTAGAGTACAAGCTTATGAAATAATTAAGAATGTTGGAAAAGATTTTGGAATAGAGAATCTAGGGACACATACCTTAAGAAAAACTTTTGGGTACCATTATTATAAACAAAGAAAGGATATAGGAACTCTCATGAAGATGTTTAATCACAGTTCTCCGTCAATAACATTGAGGTACATTGGAATAATTCAAGATGAAATGAATAAAGCAAGAAGAAACTTTACTATCTAAATTTTTTTAAAACAGTAAAGTTTAACATAATGAGCATGTGTTAAATTGATTTTTACTAAATTGCATTAAAGTATTGGAAAATAAATACTAAGGATATGCTTAATGAGTTTAACAGAATATTAGATATGTCAAGTTAGAGGTGATAAAGTGACAGCTAGATTTAAAAGATATGAAGCAGATAAAGAAACAAGTAAGTTTTATAAGACTTATAAGTGGGTAAAGAAAAGGCAGGAGGTATTAATAAGAGATAACTTTGAGTGCCAAGAGTGCAAGAAGCAAGGGAGGTTTAGACCTGCTGATTGTGTACATCACATAAAGGAACTAAAACAATATCCAGAGTTAGCACTTGATATTAATAACCTTACTAGTCTATGCAATAGATGTCACAATCTTATACATGAAAAGCATATTAGAAGTAAAAAAACTAAATTTATAAATGAAGAACGATGGTAAAACATAGCCCCCCTAATGAAAAAATCGGATTTTTTAAATTTTTTATAGACCGGGGGGTGTTATTCCCAAAGGAGATTTTTTAAAGATTCGCATGAGGGGGGTGCACCCCTAAGAAAAAAAAGGGTGCAAAATAGAATTTCAAATTGTGGAATGAGGTGGTGATTTTGAATGAAAGGGAAAAACTAACATTGAGTGAAAAGGCCCATAAAGACTATATTGCAGGAATGAAGTATAAAGACATAGCTGAAAAATATGAGGTATCTTTAAATACAGTTAAAAGTTGGCAGAAAAGATATAAATGGACTAGAAGTTGCACACCTAAAAAAGGGTGCAAGGGTGCAGGGGTGCAAAGCTCGGGAAATAATAAACTAGCTTCTGAAATAAAAGAAGATTTATTAAAACAATTAGAAGAAAATGAAACTCATGGAAAGCATTATGAGGATTTAGTAAATGACTATATTGCGCTATGGGATATAAAAAATAGGTTAATAGCAGATATAAAAGAAAGAGGTGTATCTGTTGAATGGAATAATGGTAGACAAGTTGGTATGAAAAAAAACGATAGTATACCAGAGCTTAATAAAACGAGTGCACAAATGTTAAAAATTTTAAGCGAGTTAGGATTGAAACCATCACCAAAGGTTGATGATTATGACGATATTTAATAAACATATTGATGAATATATTAACCTAGTTGAAAGCGGAACTATAGTAACTAATAAAGATATAAAAGCGGTAATTAAGTTAATAAAAGAAAAACTATCACAACCCAATGTATATATAGATTCAGAAAAAATTGATAAAGCAATAGAAAAGATACATGAATATTTTCCATATGAGCTATTACCATGGGAAAAATTTATTGTAGGTTTAGTACATTGTTATTATGATGATGGGACTGTTGTTTGGAATACCTTTTTTATAATGATGGGTAGAGGTGCAGGAAAAAATGGTTTTATAAGTGCATTAAGTTGGTACTTTACAACGTCATTTCATGGGAAAAGAGGATATAATGTTGACATAGTAGCGAATAGTGAAGAACAAGCCAAAACTTCATTTGATGATGTTTATGAGGTTATAGACGATAATAAAAGATTACAGAAGGCATTTTATTACACTAAGGAAAAAATAGTATATAAAAAAACTAGGTCATATTTAAAATTCAACACTTCAAATGCTAGAACTAAAGACGGACTTAGACCTGCATGTGTTATATTTGATGAAATACATGAGTACGAAGATTATTCTAATATAAAAGTATTTAAGTCAGCTTTAGGTAAAAAGGAGCATTCAAGAGTTTTTATGATTAGCACTAATGGAAATGTCAGAGGTGGTGTTCTAGATGATTATTTAGAAATTGCCGACGATATTTTGAAAGGTGAAAATAAAACCATGAGAATGATACCTATCATTTATAGACTAGATGATGATACTGAAGTGGATAATAAAGAATTGTGGGAAAAGGCCAATCCATCTATAAGATATTTTAAACATTTAAAGCTTGAAATGGAACAGGAATATGAAGATATGCAATATCAACCTCAACTTGCAATAGAATTTATGACTAAGAGAATGAATAGGCCAGCTCAAGATGCATATACAGTTGTAGCTGAATGGGATAAAATTAAGGCCACTAATCAAGAAATACCAGAGTTAACAGGTTGTTCTTGTGTTGGTGGAGTTGATTATGCAAGTATAAGGGATTTTGTAGGATGTGGATTATTATTTAAATTTGGAGAAAAAAGAATATGGTTACATCATACATTTATATGTCATAAAGCTTTAGAAATACCAGGAAGGCAAATTAAATTTGATGTGCAACTTGCAGAACAAATGGGATTATGTACAATTCTCAGAAAAGTAGATACCGTTGAACCTAAATATATTGCAGAATGGTTTTTAAAGATGGCTAGTAAATATACTATTTTAGATATTAAAGCGGATAGATTTAGAAAATCATTATTAGCTAGTGCTTTTGGTGAGGTAGGACTTCCGTTAAGTGAGGTAGGTAATGGATATGTTACACATAACAAACTAGCACCTTTAATTGAACAACTTTTTGCAAATGAAAATATCATTTACGGAGATGATCCAATGATGAGGTGGTATACTAACAATGTCTATGTTGATACAGATAAAAAAGAAAATAAAAGTTATAAAAAGATTGAGCCAAAGTTAAGAAAAACTGATGGCTTTTTTGCTTTTATACATGCTTTAACAGAAGATGAAAAAGTACCTCAGAGTGTTCCAGATACAAATTATTTTGGATGCTATTCATATTAAAGGAGGTGAGAAATATAGGGATAAGGAGCTTTTTGACTAATATTTTCGGTTCGAAAATGGAAGGTAAGACTATATCTAGCAACCTTAAGGCAGAAATTTTTTATAAAGAGTTTGCTATTCAATCATGTATATCAATAATAACAAATGCTTTAATACTAGCTGAGTTTCAAACATATGAAAAAGGAAAACCTACAAAAATGAATAATTATTATTTATTTAATATAGAGCCTAATCGAAATCAGAATGCTACTGAATTTTGGATGCAAGTTATATCTAACCTTGTTTATGACAATGAGTGTCTAATAGTACAGATTGATGATCAATTATTTGTAGCAGATGAATTTAACCATCAAGAATATGTTTTTTATGAAGATACTTATAAAAATGTTGTAGTTAGAGAATATCCTCTAAACAATATTTATAAAGAATCGGATGTAATTTATTTAAAATTAAATGATTCTAATATAAAAACTGTTATTGATGGATTATATGAAGATTATAGTAAATTACTCGGAACATCAATGTCGTCTTATAAAAAATCCAATGGAACTAAAGGGATTTTAGAGATAAATGGTCAAGCTCCAATTCAAGGACCAGCAAAAGAAAGTTTTGATAGGTTAATGGAAAAGGATTTTAAAAAATATTTAGAATCCGATAATGCAGTTTTACCATTATCTAATACTTATAAATTTAATGAAAGTAAAAAACAAGGTAATGAAAAAGATAGCAGAGATGTAAGAGCAGTAATAAATGATATTATAGATTTTGTTGCAGCAGCATTTCATGTTCCAGCAGGAGTAATAAAGGGAGATATTGCTGGAGTTGAAGGACAAACAGATAACTTTTTAATGTTTTGTATAAATCCTATTGCAAAATTGATAACAGCAGAAATAAATAGAAAAATGTATGGGAAAAATAAATTTATGGATAGAACATATGTGAAAATGGATACTCAAAAAATTAGAAATGTTGATATATCAAGTATGTCTAAGGCAGCAGATCTTCTATTTAGAATAGGAGTTAATTCAATTGATGATAATTTAGAATTGATTGGAAAAGAGCCACTTAAAGAAGAATGGTCTAAAGAACATTATGTAACTAAAAATTATCAATCAGTTCTTAATCCAGATTTAAAAGGGGGTGGAAAGAATGGAACAAAGAACAGTAAATCTTGAATTTAGAAGCACAGATTTTGAAAAAAGGAGCATTGAAGGTTATGCAGCTATATTTAGTGATGAATATGTAAAATTAAAAGATAGGTGGGGAGATTCTTTTTATGAAAAAGTGTCACCAGGAGCATTTTTAAAAACTTTAGCAGACAAAACTAGAGATAAGTTTATGCTTATTAATCATGATTGGAATAAAATTGTAGGTAGAACTAATTCAAACTTGAGTTTAGAAGAAGATACTAAGGGCCTTAGATTTACATTAGAAGTTCCAAATACATCAGATGGTAATGATTTATTAGAAAATGTAAGACTAGGACTTATAAAAGGTTGTAGTTTTGGATTTAATATAATTAATCAGAAAACTAGATGGGATGATGAATGGAATTTTTATAGGGATATCACAGAAGTTGATTTGTTTGAAGTAACAGCAACACCTTTACCAGCATATTCAGATACAGAGATAAATTGCAGGTCAGAATTATCAAATATATGTATAAAAGAAATGCGAGAAAAAGAGCAAACAATTAAATCAAATATTGATAATGAAGAAAATAAAATAAATAAAAAAAGAGGAGCTGAAGTATTATCAGCTTTTTTTAATGCATTTAATTTGGAAAATAGAAAGGAAGGATAGAATATGGGAATGAAAAATTTAGATGATAAAGTAGATATTAATGAAATTAGAGCACAGGTTGATAAAGCACTAAAAGAGGGTGATGATAAAACTGTTTCAGAAGCTTTAGTTAGAATGGCTCAAGGTATTCAAGAAAATATATTAAAAGAAGCTAAATCAGAAGCAAGATCTATGCTTAGTTTAGAGATGAATGACAGAAATGTATTAAATAAGAGAGGGACAAATACATTAACAACAGAAGAAAGAAAGTATTATGAAGCTGTAATTGAAAAAAGAGGTTTTACTGAATTAGAAGTAACGTTACCAAAAACTGTTTTTGATAGAGTATTTGAAGAGTTGGAACAAAACCACCCACTATTAAGTGAGATAACATTTCAAAATACTACAGCAGTAACAGAATGGATTAGAAGAACAACAGATTGTGAAGCTGCATGGTGGGGGGCATTAACAGACCCAATTAAGAAAGAACTCTCACATGGGTTTGATAAGGTTAAAACAGATATGTATAAATTATCTGCATTTATGCCAGTAAGTAAAGCTATGTTAGATTTAGGACCAGAATGGTTAGATAGATATGTTAGGACAGTTTTAAGTGAATCAATATCTTTAGCATTAGAGGCAGCTATAGTTGCAGGTACAGGTAAAGATCAACCAATAGGAATGATAAAGAATCTAAAAGGAGCTGTAGTAGATAAAGTTTATCCAGATAAAGAAGCTAAAACATTAACAGATTTTACTCCAGGAACGCTGGGAAAAGAAATAATGGCACCTTTAACAAAGACTGGAAAAAGGTCAGTACCATCAGTATTAATATTGGTTAATCCATTAGATTATTGGGAAAAAATATTTTCAGCAACTACATTTTTAACACAGCAAGGCACCTATGTTTTTGGAGTTATGCCTATACCAGCTAAAATAGTACAAACTGTAGCTGTACCAAAAGGGAAGTTGATTGCTGGAATGGGAAAAGATTATTTTATGGGCGTCGGTTCAGGGCAAAAAATAGAATTTTCAGATGAATACAGATTTCTGGAGGATGAAAGAACCTATTTAGCAAAACAATACGCTACAGGAGAGCCAAAGGATAACGAATCATTCCTTGTTTTTGATATTACAAATTTAAATACAGAAGCTCCAAAAACAAAGAGTAAATAATGCTTAAGGAATTAAAGGATAAACTAAAAGTAACTTGGAATGATGAAGATGGAGATTTGCAAAGGAGCCTTGAATCAGGCAAAGAATATTTAGATGGTATAGCTGGAACTAGTCTTAATTTTGAGACTAGTTCTTTTAATAAAGAGCTTTTATTCGAGTATTGTAGATATTCTTATAACAATGCTATAGAATATTTTGAAGAAAATTTTCAAAGACAATTAATTCAATTACAAATACAAAATGTAAATTTAAAAGAAGAATATGGTGAAAATTTATGTTAACGAAAAAACAAATAATGAATAATTTATCAATTGTATTTAATAAAAAAATTTCTATTTTACAATTTAAAGATGTTAAAAATGAGATAAGAGATACAGAACAAAAACTTGTAGAAATAAATGAAATGTGGGCATTCATAACAAGCCTCGCAAAAGGGGCTGAATATCTAGAAAACAAGAAAATACAACAAAAATTGATTTATAAAATAATAATAAGAAAAACAAGTATAGAAATTAATCAAAGTATGTTTATAAAATACGAAGAGAAGTTATTTAATATAAAGGATATAGTAGATATAAATAGTCCTTATATAACTTTATTTGTAGAAGAAAAAGAATCAGAACAGAATAAATAATAAAGAAAGAGGGATAAGTATGAATATAGTAGATGAATTATTAAAAATAGATGAAGGTAAAATAGAGAAAGTAGAAAAGGAATATAAGATAAAATTAAAAAAATTAGGCAATAAGGAATTTACATTTGTAGTAAAAGAAGTAGATCCAGAATTAATAAGTGAGTATCAGGAAGGCTTAATCGATATGGAAGGCAAGAGTGTTGAAATTTCTGGGACATTTAATATGAAAGCTAATTTAATAGCTGAAAGTTGTGCTGATGTATTTAGAAATCAAGAATTATTAAAAAAATTTAAATGTCCAACACCAATAGAACTTATGAAAAAAATAATGACAGGTGGAGAAATAGAAAAGCTATATGATTTTGTACAAGATATAAATGGATTTACAGAGGAGAAAAAGAAAGATAAAAAAAAGAAATTAAAGAATTAATATATGCAGATGCAGAGATAAATACAGCATATTTCTTATTTAAATATAAAGATTGGAAACCAACAGACTATTATAATTGTAAACCTGGTGAAAGATTAATAATACAAAGTTTTATTGAAAAGCATGTAGAAGAAGAAAAGGAGCAATTAGAAAGAGAAAAAGAAGCATATGGAGAGATGTAAAATAATGAAGCATTTACTTAATTGTAGATGATTTTAATATATTTAAAATGGAGTGAGTATAAAGGATGAAGAATATAGGCAAACCACCTAAACAATCAAGCAAAGAAATAAATGTGAAATTAAGTATAGATACAACAGAGTTTGAAAATAAATTAGACAGAATAGAAAGGAAGATAGATATAATAAAAGCTAAATCAGATGCAATTGACTTTAGTAAAAATCTTAATATAGTAAAAAGAACTATAGATGAAATTGATATAAATAAAATAGCAGAAGAATTAGCGAAAGCTTTAAGAAACACTATTAATAAAGTATCTATGTAAAAAGCTAAAAATAATAGATGCTGGGATGGTAGGTGATAATAGGTAATGGAAATGAGTTTTGAAGGGTTAACTGCATTAAGAGAGGATTTTGAGTATATTAGAAATTACTTACCTTACGTAGAGGATGAGTTGTTAGAAAAATCGGGGAAAAAGCTAAGAAAATATTGCAAGGATAGGACACCTATAAAAGATCATAAAGGAAAACATGTTAAAAATAGCTATAAATTAAGTGAAGTAAAGCGTGAAAGTGATGTTAATTATATTGAAATGGCAAATACGTCACCGCATTTTCATTTAGTCGAAAGAGGGCATAGACAAGTAAGTAAATCAGGTAGAGAAATAGGATTTCTACCAGGTATACACATGGTAGAAAGGGGTTCGGAAGAGTTTGATGCACAATTCCCAGAAGAAGTTGAAAAAATGTTAGATAAGATGTTAAAGAAGGTGAATGGGTGATAAGTATACTAGATATAAAGAAAGTTATAAATTCTAAATTAAGTGATATAGAAGATGTGAAGGTATACGGTAATGAAGTTAAAGAAGGTTTTGAAAGACCTTCTTTTTTTGTTCAACTTTTTATGGAGAATAATGATTTATTTTCTTATAGTGTTACTGAAAATTTTATAATAGTTGAGATAGTTTATTTTAGCAAAGAAAATACACAGTTAGATAATCTCAAAATGTATGAAAAACTTAAAAAAAGTTTTAGTTCACCTTTAGAATTAGACAATAGAAAAATTCTACCACAAAAAATTAGAGCAGATTTTAATGATGTTTTAAGCTTTAAATTTAATTTGAATTTTTATGATGATGCTTATATAGAAAAAGAGAAATTAGAACCAATAGATAATATTGAACTAGATATAAATATGAAAGGAAAGTGATATAAATGGGATTGCCAGAAATTAATATTACATTTAAATCCCTAGCTAAGAGTGCTATAACTAGAAGTAGCAGAGGAACAGTTGCACTTATACTAAAAGATACAGGAATATTTAATATACCAATAAAAATTACAGATGTTACTAAAATTCCTGTAGGTTTAAATGATAATAATAAGGAACAAATTAAACTAGCACTAAAGGGTGGATATAATGCTACTAAAGAAGTGCTAGTTTTTATTGTTGGATTAGAAGGAAAAGCAGAAGATAGCTTTACACCTTTATTAAATTATAAATGGGATTATTTGGCCATACCAGAAATAGAAAACCTAGATAAAGATACAGTTGCAACTTTTATCAAGAGTATAAGAGAAAATAAACACAAAAAAGTAAAAGTAGTATTACCAAATTGCAAAGGGGACAATCAGGGGATAATAAACTTCACAGCAGATGAAATAAAAGTAGGAGATAAAACTTATGAAACAGCTCAATATTGCGGAAGAATAGCAGGAATATTAGCAACAACTCCACTTAATATTAGTGCTACATATTTTGTATTGCCAGAAGTTGAATCTATAAAAGCTATAGAAGATGAGAATAAAGCCATAGATAATGGAGAACTCATACTAATTAATGATGGTGAGAAAGTTAAAATAGGCAGGGCGGTAAACTCCTTAACTACTTTAAAAGATGATATAAGTGAAGAGTGGAAAAAAATTAAAATAGTAGATACCATGGACTTGATATATACAGATATAAGGAAAACATTTGAAGATGATTATATAGGAAAAGTAGCCAATGATCTTGATAATAAAATGGTGTTTATAACAACAGTAAATAGCTATTTAAAAAGTCTAGAACAAGAAAATTTATTAAATGCTGGCAAAAACTATACTCATTTAGACATGGAAACACAAAAATTATATATAGGCAGCAAAGGTATAGATATAGAAAACATGAAAGAAGATGAAATAAAAGAATATAATACAGGTTCAAAATTTTTCTTAGGTGGAAAAATTTCAATATTAGATGCTATGGAAGATTTAGATTTTGGAATGGAGGTTGAATAAACATGGATATTTTTGAAGGTAAAAGAGTTATAAATGGTACCTTTGGATATGTATGGCTTGATGGTGAACAAATGAGTGAATGTACAAAATTGAATGCGAAAGTAAGCTTAAAGAAAACTGCTGTACCTATGTGTGGCAAACTAGCAGATGATTTTAAAATAACAGGTGTAGAACAAAAGGGAAGTATGAAACTACAAAAAATTTCTTCCAAGATGACTAAAAAAATAGGAGAAGCTATTAAGCAAGGGAAAACTCCAAGTTTCACGATAATAAGTAAACTAGCTGATCCAGATAGTTTAGGAACAGAGAGAATAGCCTTATATGGAGTTACTTTTGAGGAGATAAACTTAATAGATTGGGAAAGAAAGAAAATGGCAGAGGAAACTATTAACTTTACTTTTCTTGATTTTGAATTTTTAGAAACTATTTAGGTACTGAATTATTATAGTGCCTTTTTTTATTCCCTTATTTTATTCCCTTATTTTATATAGAAGGGAGGTAAATGAATATAGCTAGAATTGTAGATTGTGTAATTAAATTAAGAGACCAGATGTCAGGAACATTAAAAACTATAGAAAGTAATATGGTTGGATTCGATAAAAATCTTAATAATCTAGGGAAGAGTGCTGGGAAAATAGGAAAGGATCTTGGGCGTGTTGGTAGCAGCATAAGTAATCTTGGAGATAAGATGAAGATGGCAGCTATTCCGATAGCTGCAGCAGGTATTGCAAGTGCTAAAATGGCTATGGATTTTGGAGAGAACATTGCCAATATTAATACTTTATTAGATGATCCTTCCCACCTTGAAACATATAAAAGGCAGGTTCTTGATGTAAGTAGACAAACTGGAATGAGCTTAGATATAGTAGCTAAAGGTATGTATACGGCAGTGTCTTCTATTGGAGATGGAAAAGAAACACAAGCTATATTTAAAACTATGGCTAATGCAGCTAAAGCGGGTGGGGCAGAAGTAAATGACTCTGTTGCACTTATAAGTGCTGCAATGAAAGGGTATGGGAGTATAAATGATACTACAGCTAAAAAAATAAGTGATTTAGCCTTCCAGACTGCAAAGTTAGGTGTTACAACTTTCCCAGAAATGGCTAAGAGTATGCAACCTTTATTTCCCTTAGCTAAAAATTTAAATTTTAGCTATGAAGAATTATTTGGAACTATGGCTACACTAACTGGTGTTACAGGTAACACATCAGAAGTAAGTACACAATTAAAAGCTGTGTTCTCCAACATGATGAAACCTACTAAAGAGATGTCTGCTTTGATGCAAAAATATGGTTTTAGTAATGCTCAAGCAATGGTTAAAAGTAAAGGATTAGCAGGTACAATAGATATCCTTAAAAAAGAGACTGGTGGTCAAGCTGACAAAATGAGCAAACTATTTTCTAGTACAGAAGCAGTAACAGCGATTATGGCACTAACAGGAGCCAACTATTCTGATTTAATTAATAAAACTAAAGAAATGGGAATAGCTACTGGATCAACCGACAAGGCTCTTGAAAAAATTAGCAGCACTACAAAAGATAAATTTAATAAATCTATAAATAATCTCAAAGTTACTATGGTTGAATTTGGAGAAATCCTATTACCTATTGTAACTAAAATAACTGATGGAATAAATAGGGTTATAACTGAACTTAATAATTTAACACCAGCACAGAAAAAAACTGCTGTTGAGTTTGGATTATTTATGATTAAAGCTACTGCTTTTGTTGTTATATTAGGAAAAGTGACTAGCAAAGTAGGTAGTACATTAAAATCTTTTAATAAATTTACAAGGTCTGTTAAGGACGCTGGAGGTATACTAAAATGGATAACTAGCCCAGCACACTTAGTAGTGTTAGCTATTACTGCAATTTTGATTGTGTTAGCACTATTAATAATTCATTGGAAAGATGTATGCGAATTTACAAAAAAGGCAAAAGCAAAACTTATTGAATTAAAGGAACAGGCGCTAGATAAACTAAAAAATATATTAGATACTGTTAAAGAAAAATGGAAAAAACTAAATGACAAAATAAATGATTTTAAAGAGAAACTAAAAAAAGCTGAACCACAAATAAAATCTGTTGCTAAAGTATTGGGCACAATTTTTGGACCTGCACTAGTAAAAACAGGAGTACAAGCTGGAATCGCAGGTGGGAAAATTGCAGGACAATTTGTAGCTTCTGTTGTTAAAACGGGGACGCAAGCTGTAATAAATGGAGCAAAATTAACAGGAAGTTTTATTGCTTCTATAATTAAAACAGGAGCCCAAGCTGTAATTGCAGGAGCAAAATTAACAGGAAGCTTTATTGCTTCTATAATTAAAACAGGAGCACAAGCCGCAAAAACTGCAGCAATTATAACGGGAAAATTAATAGTAGCTATAATTAAGTATGCTTTAGAAGGATGGAAAGCGGTTGCAAGTATTACAGCACAAACGATAGCGTGGATAGTTCAAAAAGCAATTGTAGTAGCACATACAATTGGGTTAATAGCACTTAAAGTTGCACAGATTGGACTTACAGGAGCAACAACAGTATTAACAGGAGCAGTAAACTTATTAAATTTAGCTTTTGTAGCAACTCCTATCGGCTGGATTGTCTTAGGTATTGCAGGGATTATTACAGCAGTTGTGTTATTGTACAAAGCATGGAAAGAAAATTGGGGTGGAATCCAAGAAAAGACTAAAGAAGTTATAGATAAAATAAAAGAATGGTGGAATAATTTAAAAGAATTTTTTAAGAATCCAATAAAAGGAACCATAGAACTAGCTAAAAAAGGGGCTGCGTGGGTACAGGAAAAAGTAAGTGGTAGCCATGCTACAGGACTTCAAAGAGTGCCATATAATGGTTATATGGCAGAGCTTCATGAAGGTGAACGTGTATTAACTAAGCAACAAACCGGAGAATGGGAACAAGGGAAAGGGAGTAACGGAATCAATATTAATATAGATAAGATGGAAGTTAGGAACGATTCAGATATAGAAAGGGTTGCAGAAACTTTAGCAAGAAAACTAAATATATATCAAGCAAATTTAGCTTAAGAGGGTCACTCCCTCTTATTTTAGTTAGGAGGGGAGAGATGAATAATTGGACAGAAGCATTAGAATTTTATTTAAAAACACCTTATGAAGTAATACAATTCCCAGTTGCTCCGCAGGAATTTAGTGTTGATTTTCCAAGTTTAAATAAGACTATAAATGTATTAAATTTTGGAGAGGTACCAATTTTAGGATCAAATGCTCTGCGTACATGGACTATAAGCAGCTTTTTCCCAGCACAAGAATATAGTTTCTGTCAATGCAAACCTAAAGAGCCTATGTGGTATTGTAGGCTGATAGATAGTATAAAATATCATAAAATTCCTTGTAGATTTATAGTAACAACAACTAGATTAAATAACGCTTGCAGTATAGAAGAATTTAATTGGGGCGTTAAAGATGGAACTAGAGATATATATTTTACTCTAAGTTTTAAAGAACATAAAGTTGTTGGGCAAAAGAGAGTGGTTGTAATATGATTAGAATTTATAAAAACTATAGAGGAAAGACAAGTGAGATAACTAATTTCTGTACAAGTGTAACGTTAAGTGGTAGCTTAACAGAGGTAAGTAGGAAATTGGAATGTACATGTTTTTATAAGATATGGGATCATAATCATGTTAACGAACAAATAGGACCTATAACAAAGGTTTGGGCAGTATTGGATAATAAAGAAATTTTTAGGGGTATTGTAATAGATAGAAGCATAAATAGTGATGAAACATTAACATTTACTGCTTTTGATTATGCTTTTTATCTTGTTAAGAATAAAGTTACCTATAATTTTAAAAATATTACAGCAAATAATGCAACTAAGAAAATACTATCTGAAATTGGAGTACAAGCTGGATCTATAGCTAGTAGTAATATAAAAATTAACCGATTGATAGCTCAAAAAACTGTTTATGATTCAATTATGGAACTGTATACGCAAGTAAGTAAGCAAACAGGAAAGCAATATTATGTATACATGACAGGGCTTAAGGTTAATGTAGGAGAGCTAGGAAAAAATGTATCTAGTAAAGCTATAAAGCCTACATCCGATGTGTTTCATGGTGATGGTAATATGTTAAGTTTTGAATATAAGGACACTATGAGCAACATGGTAAATAGAGTAAAAATATATGATGATAAAAATGGTTATATAGGAAAAGTGGAAAATAGCAGTATGATTAAAACATATGGAATATTGCAAGATAACTATGTAAAGGAAGAAGATAAAAATGCTAATGTAGTAGCCAGAAATATGTTGCGTGGTGCTGATAAGGAATTTTCTTGTACTACAATAGGTAATTATGATTACAGAACAGGAAGTGCGGTTATAGTTAAATTATTTGCTATAAGTTCTTTGTTAAATACAAAGATGTATGTGATTGAGGATAACCATACATGGGATATTGAAACTGGAACATATACTACAAATCTGAACCTATCATATGTAAATAAAATGGATGCAAAAGAAGATTAAGAGGTGATAAAATGGATAATCCATATTTAACTATATTACAGATAATGAAGAAACAGGGTACACAAGAAACACCTTTTATTACTTTAGGGAAGGCTATAAATTCTACAACAATACAAGCGGGAGATTTACAATTAACTAAGGATAATTTATTAATAAATAAAGATATTACATTAAATAGTGGGGATACAGTAGCAGTGTATCCTATAAATAATGGACAAATATATATTGTATTATGTAAGGTGGTGTAAAAATGAGTATATTTCCAGATGAAACAATAGAAAATGCAGAAGAAATAAACGAAACTTTACATAAAGAACAACTAAAGTTATATAAAGAATATGCAATAGATTTTAATACAGGACAATTCTTATATGATGATACAGGTAAGAATATTATAGTAGGGAAAAATGAAGCAATTAAAATATGGATATGGAAGGCGTTGCAGACAAGTAGAAATAGATATTTAATCTATAGTAGTAACTATGGGCATGACTTTGAAACCATAATAGGAAAGGGATATAATAAAAATTTAATTAATAGTGAATTAGAAAGGTTAATTGAAGAATGTCTACTAGCTAATCCATATATAACAGAAATATTAGAAATTAATACAGATTTTAAAGGCAGTAAGCTATATATTTATGTGACAGTTAAAACTGTTTACGGGACGGTGAATGTAGATGTATGAAGAAACTAGAGAAGATATATTAAATAGGATGAAGAATAATACAAATGATGAACTTAATAAAGGAGAAGGGACATATATACATGATAATTTGACACCAGTTTCTATAGAATTAGAAAAACAAAATATTAAATTAAATGACGTATTAAATAAAGTGTTTATAGAAAAAGCTCTAAGAAATGGATATGAAGATGAAGTAATTGCTAGATGTGCTGAAATGGGGATATATAGGAAAGAAGGAAAAAATGCTACTGATACAATAACTCTTATAGGTGCAGAAGGCATTATAATTGAAAAAGGATTCTTAGTGCAAACAAAAAACAATATACAATTTAAAACTATAGAAGAAAAGATAATCCCAGGTTGTGGAGAAATAGATATACCAATACAAGCTTTAGATGTTGGAAGTAGATACAATGTAAAAGCTAATACTATAGTAGAAATGCCTATACAAATAGTAGGTGTAACAGAAGTTACAAATAAAAATAATATTACTAATGGTATAGACATAGAGCCTATAGAAGATTTATATAAAAGATATAAAGTGAAAGTAACTACTCCAGCAACAAGCGGAAACAAATATCATTATTATTTATGGGCTATGGAAGTGCAAGGAGTAGGAGATTGTATTGTAAAACCTTTGTGGGATGGAAATGGAACAGTAAAAGTAATTTTAATAGACAGCAACAAGAAAAAGCCTAATGAAGAAATTATAAAAAATGTAAAAGAACATATAGAGGAAGTTAGACCAATTGGAGCTTCTATCACAGTTGTTGGAATAGAAGAATCTAATATAAATATTAATGTTAATATACAGATAGATACATCTACTACCTTAGAAGAAGTAAAAGAAAAAATAGAAAATAATATAAATGATTATTTTAAAACTATAGCGTTTAAAGAAAAAGTAGTTAGATATACAAGGATAGCAAGTTGTATATTAGATGTACAAGGGATAATAGATTATGAAAAACTTAAAATAAATGATAGTACAGAAAATATAAAATTAAATGATGAACAAGTAGCAATTCTTGAAAGTGTGGTGGTAAATAATGTTTAATAAGTATTTACCATCTTTTTTATTAGATAATAAAGAATTAGTAGAAATATTAAAAGTTTCAAATTCAGAAATTAAAAGCATAGATAATTTAATACAAGATCTATATGAACAATGTTTTATTAAAACTGCAACCTGGGGGCTTAAATTTTGGGAAGAAAATTTAGATCTTAAAACAGATATTAGTAAAACTTATGAAGAACGTAGAAGCATTATTTTAGCTAAGTTAAGAGGGCAAGGAACTACAACTAAAAAAATGATACAAAGTGTTGCGGAGTCTTTTGTAGATGGAATAGTAAAGGTTATAGAAAAAAACAAAGACTATGCTTTTACTATTAATATAGAAAGTGTAAAAGGATTTCCATATAAATTAGATAGTTTGTATAATGCTATAGATGAAATAAAGCCAGCACATTTAGGAACAGAGTATAACCTTAAATCTACAACAAAAGATAAAGTAAGATTTGCAAGTATAACAAGATGTGCTGAAACAATTACGGTTTATCCATGGACACCAAAAGAAACTCATGTAAAAGGTAAGATATATATTCCCACAACCAATACTAACGATTTTGAAACTACAACAATTTATCCTAAAGGAGGTAATTAAATGGAGCAATTTTATACCTTGCTTACAGACATAGGAAAGGCAAAAATAGCTAATGCTACTGCATTACAAAAGAAATTAGAGTTATCTAAAATTGTATTAGGGGATAGTAAAGGAAGTTACTACGGACCAACGGAACAGCAAACACAGTTAAAAAACAAAGTTTGGGAAGGGGAAATAACAGACAAATTTATAGACAAAGATAATCCTAATTGGATAGTAGTACAAACTATTATTCCTAGTCAAATTGGTGGGTTTACTATCAGAGAGGCTGGAGTAGTAGATAGTGAAGGAGATTTAGTTTTAGTTGCTAAATATCCAGAAACTTATAAGCCTAAAGTTGAAAATGGATCTACTAAAGATATAACTATCAATTTAATTTTAGAAGTATCTAATGTAGAAAATGTAACTCTTAAAGTGGACCCGACAATAATTTTTGCTACTAAAAAAGATATAGAAAATGTTAAAAAAGAAGTAGCAGAAAATACGCTAAGTAAAGAAGACATACAAACTACTATAGAAAATATAAAAGCATCAGATATAAAAACATCTTCAGGAGCAACAGTTGAGACACAATTGGCTGATATTACGACATATCAAACAGCTGGAGGAACAGCAAATGCAATAAGTTTAAATTTGTCTACTTTAGTAAATGGATATGCTACAACATTTATAGTAAATAAGAATAATAATAAAAATGCTACAACTATAAATGGAAAACAATTATATAAACCTAATACAACTACTGCACCTAATTTAGTTACAGGAAAAGCAGTTTCAGTTTGGTATGATGCTACTAAAGATTGTTTTTTTATCAAGGCTAGTGCAGAAGGAAATGCCGTTGCTAAAGATGTACTAGCAGGAAAAATATTTAGCAATGATGACGATACTGGATTAGTTGGAACATTAGATTTAAGTAATTTAACTTCTAATAATATAAAAGAAGGAATTACTATTAATGGTGTTAAGGGAAATGTAAAGCCTATGAAATATGGGATTATTTTAAACCTTACAACAAAGATTGGTTATCAGACTAGTTCTGGTTATTCTATTCCTGGAGGTGGATATGTTCTTACAGGAAGAACTGGTCCAAGTTACTACATTAAATGTAATGGAATTGAATATTATTATGATTATAATAAATCTAAACCTAATTACTTTCCAGTACCTTTTAATACTGGTCGAATTCTATATTATAAAGGTGAACATAGATACTCTACTAAATTATCATCTATATTAAAAATATCAACTAGTCGAAGTAATGGATATGATTATGATGTAATAAGTTCATTTGATATAGCACCCGCAGGGTATATGCCATATCAAATGCTTTTAGTTAATAATAATTGGATTATTTTATTTACTAAAGAAAGTGAGTGTATTATATCAACTTATGATTTAAATTTATCTACCAAAATAAAAGAAATATCCTTAAATTTAGATAATCCTTGTTTATCTTACAATCATATATTTGATATAGGAAACAGTACTAAAATTTATGATTATACTGGAAAATCAATAAAATCAGTAGAAGTTATGAAACCATATGATAAATTAGTTGATTTAAATAAAAATGCTGCAATTGGAGAAAATGAGTATGACTTAGGTGTAGTATTACACACTGAAGGTAGTGATTGTATGTGTGGTAATATAGTATCACCATTATTATAGGAGGTAAAATTATGATATTTTTAAGTAACTTTGAAAAGGTTGAAGAAAATAAATTGAAGGTAAGATTCATACACTATATGCCTTTTGACCCTATTGACGGTTTGAATAAAACAAAAGAAGAATTAGAATTAGAAGGAGTTCTTATAGAAAATATACCAGAACCGAAACATATTGAGAATAAACAAGCTATAATGTATTGGAATCCTGTAGATAAACAAATATTCTATGAATATGAAGATGTCCCAAAATCTGATGAAGGATTAGAGCAACAAGCAGAATTAAATGCAAAATTGCTTAAAGATAATGCGAACATGCAAATAGAGCTAGATAAACAAAGAGAATTAAATTCAACTCTATTATTAAAAATAGCAGAATTAGGAGGTAATGCAAATGCTTAAATTTATAAAAGAATATTATGGGATGGGACTTTATACAAAAGAAGATTTAGATATATTCGTAACAGCTAAATGGATAACTGTAGAAGAAAAAGAAGATATAATTAAGACGCAATAGATAAATAAAGCGACACAAATAAATAATTTATAAAGGCAAAGTAGGCACCTAATAGGTGTTTTTTATTTTGCCTATTTTTAATCATTGGAGGTGTAATGTGGAATTAAAAGTCTGCGAAGAAAAACATAAAAGGATAGAAGAAAAAATTAATGTTCATGATATTAGGATTAATAATCATTCAGAAAGAATTGATAAAATAGAAGTAACATTAGCAGAAAGTAAGGCAGATATTAAAAACTTATGTAAAGATATTAGAAATCTAACAAGCATATTAAAGTGGTTATGTACATTAATGGGAAGTTCTTTAGTGGCTTTCTTTTTTTATGCAATTCAACACAATATTTTTAAATAGAAAGGGTGTTTACATGGAGTTTCTAAAACAATTTCTACAGATAAAGAAGATAATAGCATTATTAACTACTATAGTATTTTGCATTTTAGCCTATAAAGGTAATATAAGTAGTACAGAGTTTTTAAGTGTATTTACATTAATAATAGGATTTTATTTTGGCCAAAGTTCAGCTAGACAGGCAGTAAAAGAAAGTAAAGAGCAGGAATAAACCTGTTCTTTTTTTATTAAATTTTTAGGAGGTAATTTTATGAGAGGTATAGACATTAGTATGCATAACGGTTCTATAAATTTTGGAGCAGTAAAGAATAGTGGTATTAATGTGGTTATTATAAAGGCTACAGAAGGAGTACAGTATATAGACCCTTACTTGACTACACATTATAATGGAGCAAAAGCACAAGCACAAGGACTTAATATAGGTTTCTATCACTTCATGAGCGAAAAGACAAGTCCTACTCAACAGGCTGTAGATTTTTGGAATGCTATAAAAGGAAAACAATTTAATATCATTCCAACATTGGATATAGAAACAAATAATATGGGTAGAAATGCAAAACAAATTACAGATAGATGTATTGAATTTTTAAACAAATTTAAAGCACTTAGCGGTTTATCCTGTATGATTTATACAGGGGGTTACTTTGGACGTGATAATTTAGACAGCAGAATTAAAAGCTATCCTGGTTGGATAGCACATTACGGTGTTGATAAACCTATGCAAACAGGATTTCCAGTTGTCGGACACCAATATACCGAAACCGGTAGAGTTAATGGCATTAGTGGAAATGTAGATTTAAATAATTTTACAGATAAAATATTTATAAATAAAAAGGAGGAAAAGAAAGTGAAAAATTTAGTAGTATACAATAACATATGTGACCAGAGAGCTGCTGAGTATCTAGCAGATAAATTAAACTGTCCAACTATATGGGGATCTAGACCTTTTGATTATTCTTGTGTAGAAAATGTTATAGGTGTAGGGGGTAAAAAAGAGCAATATACAAGTTATTTAAAAACTCTTTTAACAGGAAATAACAGATATGATACAATGCAAGTAGTCTTAAATTATAGTAAATAAGTTGTAAAGGTACTCTCTTTTATGGGAGTACCTTTTTTATTTTTGAAGGAATTTATAATAATTTGTAGAATAATATACAAAAGATGAAAATATTAACATGTAATATATAAAAAAGAAACCACTGCTGATTGGCGTCAAAGTGGTTTCTAGAAATCTATTTGTATTTTATTACTTATATATCTATTATACTGATATAAATGATGAAATACAATATTAAAATTAGTATAATGGAGGTATTAAGTTGAATTTATCAGATATAATAACACAAGCCACAAATTTAGAACAAAGCCTAATAAAAATACAACAGACAATTGAGGATTTAAGAACTATATCAACAGAGATTGATGAATGGGAAAATAAAAATATTGAGGATATTTTAAATATTAATATATCAGATGGAAGCAGTAATGCTATTGGTAATGCTAGAACATTAAGAAGTAAAAATAGAGAATGCTATATTAAATTTTTGCAACAATTAAGGGAAATAAATTTTTTCAATTCATCTTTTATATTGTCAAAAATGGAAAATAAATTTGAGTATTTTAATATGGATAGATTCATACAAATTTTTATTCAATGTACTGAAATTATACATAAATTTACATGCTCTAAATCAGATAATAAGGTGACCCCTTTATTTTTTCAAGCTATTCATTCAGTAAATACAATTATAAAACAATATGATAATATTATTAGGGACATAAATAAAATAAAAAACATAGGATATACATTGATAGGATCAGAAGATGATAGAAACTTAAAGATTAGATTTTTAAAGGAAGATAATGAAGTAGCGAGCTTAATTAATAATATAACTTTAATTAATTCTATTTATGATAATATAAATTCACTTATTGGTGATGAATCAGAAAAACTAAAATATAAAAGAGCAGAATCAGGTACATTTGAAATTAATTTAACCGGTTGTGTAAATACATTAGCTGTATTATTACCTATGCTAAAATTTTCATATAATATTTATACAGAAAATTTTAGTTGGAAAGCAAAACAAGAAAGAAAATTAGGAGAAATCAAAGTAAGAAAAGAATATTTAGAATTAATAAAAGAAGTAAAAGAACTAAATACTACTGATGAAGTATCAATAAAAAATATTCTTGGAAATTTAGATGAAAATATAAAAGAACTCTTTATAAATAATCCATGTATACAAGTCAATAATGAAAGAATTGGAATAGAAGAGATGAAAGGAAAAAATATACCCATAGAATTATTAAAATCATCTGAAACGGAAATTGACACTACACTTGACGCAGACGTTAATAACAAGTAGTATTTATAAAGGAGATGAAAATGATATGGTATTACTGAAAATAGAAATTTATATAACTAGATTGCTAGTATATATCTATAAAAATTTAAATTTTTTACCTCTCTTTATAAGAAATAAATTATTAAGATATATTTCAAGGAAAACGGTTGGTATAACTAAAACAATGCATAAAAGAAATTTGTTATAGATTAACAAGGTACTTCTGTAATGGAAGTACCTTCTTTTTTATTTTGCTGAATAATAATGTAAAATGTCTGAATTTTTGGTAAAAATTATAAAGGAAAAATTGTATAAATGTAGAAATTATATAATAAGAGTCTGTTAAGTTAAAATGATTTAACAGATGAAATAATATAAAGGGGGATGACTAAATGAAAAAAATTGTAATTGGTCTTTTAACAGCATTGCTAATTGGAGTAAATGCATCTAGTGCTTACGCAGCACAAAGTTGCCCAAGATGTGGTGCTACGGTTGGGCGAGGAGAAAATCATAAATGTTGCGATTATTTAGGTCATGATTTGAAGTCACATTTTAAATCTTACCCTGGTGGGGATATAATTTGGAGCGAGTGTACACGTTGTGGTTACAAAACAAATGAACATATAGGAGACCCTCATCTTTAACGGCTTCCCAATAGGTTAATTATAGACCTCCTTCATAATATAAAAAAGAACCCCAATAAATAGGGTTCTTTTTTTGTGGAGTTTTTATATTGGTGCTATGTTTTAGTCATTTTTATTATATCCAGGTATAGAAAAATTAATCAATCAGAAATATATAATATGTAAATTTTTAAAGGTACTTCTGTAATGGAAGTACCTTCTTTTTCATTGGAAAAATTATCATAGTTTATATAAATATTTCATAAAAAGGTATTGACTTCTTATACTACACGTAGTATAATTATAATTGTAGGAAGGAGGTGAAAGAAAGATGGTTGATAAAATTGAAAAAGTCGGTAAAGTGGTGGAAGCACTTACCGACTTGGCACTTAAAATAGGCACTTTACTAGCAGTCATTAAAATGGTGCTAGATAGCCTAAAATAAACCCATAGGGAGGGTAAAACCTCCCTTACTAATAAAATATCACATTAACCATCTTAATTCAACATGAAAAAAAGTTTAATAAAAGAAGCTTTAAAACTAGTAGGTAGTATAGCCTGGTTAATCATAATAATTATTGGCTTAATAATCCTAATAGTGAAAGGAGTATTTTAATTATGAATGATAAAAAATCACCTCAAACAATAGCTAATCAAAATTGGGAAAAGAAAAACAGAGAGTATGCAAGCTATTTAAAAAGCCGAAGCAGTGCTAGAAGCTTTATAAGGAATAAAGCAACACTAGAAGATATAGAAGAACTTAGGAATTTATTAAAAGAAAGAGAAGGGAATTTAAAATGCGAAAGGGAATAAGATATTTAATAGTAGGCTTACTATTAGGAGCTTCAACTAGATTCATCGGTGTTGCTAGGGCGGTTGAGGCAGCCGAAGATAACTGCCCTAGCAATGGAGAATATATGTATTGCACAGACCAAGGCAAACCTTTATGGATATCTATATATGATGTACATCAAGAAGAAAAATTTATTTATTTACGCCAGCCAAACACAAATAAAATTATTAAATTAGCAGAATTAAAATAAGAATAAAAGAGGTAGCTTCTTAAATAGAGCTATCTCTTTTAAATTACTTGTAACAATATGTACAAAATTTGAACTTTATGTAAAAATATTATATAATCAACGTGGAATATATTTCATTTCATAGAAAATTTAAGGAGGACATTACATGGAATCATTTACAATTATTTTATTTTTAATTGGGTGTATTGGAGCACTTGTTGCGACTATATTAATAATTAAAAATGCTATTAAAAAGCAAGATAATAAAATGAATAAAAAAATATTAATAGGATCTATTGTGTTATCAATAATAGCGTTTATTGCAGTTCCTACCAAGTCTGATACTAAGAAAGATGTAAAAACAAGTAATGAAGTTACAGCAGAAAATAAAAGTATTTTAAGCCCAAAAGATAAAGAACTACTAAAAAAGCATTATAAAGATTTTGATGATGCACAGATAACTCAATTTTCTCAAATAGAAAAGAAGTATCAAAATATGAGTGAAAAAGAAAAAGCAAGTATTAAAAATGATTATGAAAGATTATTAAAAGAACAAGATATTCAAGCCAAACAATTACAAGAGGAAGAAAAAAAGAAAGCCGAAGAAGCTAAAGCCGCCGAAGCTAAGAAATGGAATGATTTTGCAAATAAAAACACTAAAGAATTATCCGCGGGTGAACATACTGTAGGAAGTCATATAGATGCAGGGGCTTATGATGTGACTTTTAATGGCCAAGGTAATTTTAATATATATTCAACAGATGGTTCCTTATTAACTAATGAAATAGGTGGAGATGATTTAGGTATTGATAAGTATAGAATAATATTAACACAAGGTAATAAAATAAAAATTTCCAGTATGAGCGTTAATATGAAACCTATAAAAAGAAGCTTAATATCTTATAAAGAAACAAGTATTTATTCTGGTTATTGGATTTGCGGACAAGATATAACAGAAGGAAGATACAAAGCTATGGCTGAAAGTGGTCAAGGGAATTTTATAATTTATGACAAATCTGGAGCACCAAAAACAAATGAAATATTAGGTGGGGATTTAGGCGTTAAAGAAGTAATTATAGATTTAGAACAAGGAGATATAATAAATGTAGCAGGATTAAAAAGTGTGAAATTAGTACCTGAAAAATAA